ATCCTATCAAACACACAGGTAGACTGCCCTCACCAGCCACAGGCAAGGCCACACATTGGATCTGGGAGTTTGACTGTGAACGTGATCAGGTTTTCCTACAAAACGGTGATCCAGTTTACCTACTGGCACACGACCTTAACCATGTGCCAATAATCACCGGATTAGACGACAGCACAGATATAGACCCGGCTGCGTTCCAAACTCAAGGCGATACGATAAATACTTGGGTAGCAATGATTTAGGCAAAGTGTGTTTTTTACACAGTCAGCATAAATACTGCATCAAAGGCACATCAAGGCATTCAATCATACACTAGGCACATGGCTCGGAGCGAGCACTTGACTTATAACATTGGAGATGCGCCTAAATGGCCACAACAGCAGAACGACTTGGCATAGTTGAAACAAAGGTAGTAAACTTAGATGAAAAGATCGACGAAATCAAAGTCGATGTTAATCAGCTGGGCGCCGGTATAAATTCTAGACTAGATCAAATGTACGATGCTTCATGCACACAGCATGCAGAGCTGGCGAAATCTATCAAAAACACCCATACGGAATTAGATGCTAAAATATCCGAACTACAACAGTTTAAACAGAAGTGGATGTATCTCGTTCTAGGAGGTATAGCGGTTCTAGGATTCGTATCAGGTCACTTTGAAACGTTAGTAAAAATATTCCACTAAAATATACGCAGTTAAATAAAGGACCGATGGTCCTTTTTTTATGACGCAAATCAGCCGTAGACTAGAACAGATAGTTCGCAAAGAATTATCTAAAAATATCATTCCTGTTAAAACTGCGGAAGGTATTCTAGTAGGTGATGTATTAATCACTAACCATTTGAATCTCAAGTTTTTGCACAGGAATCAACAGCTGCTCTATTCGGAAATACATCTCAACAGCATTGCTATCAAGATGGCAAATATCTTAGCTCTTAGGCACAACTCTATTGCTGTAGAAACACTGTGGCGAGCCGACCAAGAATACGGCAAATGGTTTGTCGATAACCAATTGCTGAGAGCGCAGTATCAAAAAGCTATTCATAACCAGGACTATGACCGAGCAGACACGCTGTGGGCTAGATACTGTGAGAGTCGAGATCGCACAGTTTCAGCCAAGAAACAAGCAGAACGTTTGTTGCAGTTTGAATAAATACACTATCAATCCGGACTTCTAAATATGAAAACAACTGACCTTTTTACACGAAATAGATCTGCACAGAGGCTGAACGAATCCCTGTCTAAGATGTTTGGCACACAGCTGGATCTTGATAGTTTTGATACTCCGAAACTAGAAGATGCTCGCAACAAGCTACGCACTCAAATTCACACTGCTCGCAATCAAAGCGGGTTCAATGAAACCATTGAAAACGAAGCACTAACAAAAGCACAGTTCATGCACGATGCTATTGTTGCAGAGCTGATGGATCGACAAGAACACATTGTAGATACCACTCAAACTGAAGCCGCTGATTCTTTAGAAAGTGAAGTCTCAAAAATAATGAAACAATTCGACGAAGACATGCTCGAAATTGGCGGCTACGGTATGCCGGACGAAGACAAGATCGTTGAACTTTTACGTCAAGGCGACGTGGAAGGCGCAGTGGACATAGTGTGGAGTTCTTACGCTGATCAAGATGGCGGTGAACTTCGCAACATGGATAACTACATTGAAGATTTAGAAGACCAGTTTACAGATCTTGCCCAAGGTGGTGACGAGGATGAAGGCGGAGAAACCGATGATGGATATGCTCTATCATCAGCAGGATTTGGTTCAGACGAAGATTATGAAAGCATTGAAATGGAACGTGTGAGAGATCCAGAAGATTGGGATGAAGGCAACACAGAACCACCAAACAACTTTGCTGTTAGTATCAACGGCAAGCGGTGGAAAGTATTCAAAGGTCGTGGACAGTACGCTGATGATCATCGTGAACAAGCTCACTATCAACAACTTAAAGATTGGGCTCGCAAGAAATCAGAAGCTACAGGTAAGAAGTGGGAAGTTTCTATCACTGGAGAGGACCCTACAGAAAGCATCAACTACGAAAACAAAGAACAAACAGGAGAAAGTATGAGTAATCTAAGAGAAGGCGACTATCTGGCATGGAGAATGACACACTGCTACAGCTAGGTGATTCAATTCGCGACGAAATGAGTGCAGACCAAGCTAAAACATTTATCAGTTCAGTAGCTCCTGCAATTCAACAGGCTCTAGAAAATCTAAAGACCACACGTGAAACGCTGTCAACTGGTGTGCGTATGCTCACTGGTGAAGAGCAAGGTGCAGAAATGCTAGGCGGTGAACCAGCAGCTGGCGGAGATGAAATGGGCCCAGCAGAGCCAGATGCTATGAACATGGGCGATGAAATGGGCGACATGGGCACGGAAGATGAATTTGCCGCAGCCGAACCAGCAGCAGGTGGGTTAGGTGATGCAGGCCGTGAGCAACGTGAAAGTATCAACCGCAGCAGCAGTTTACTGAAAGTGTTGGCAGGCTAATGCGACTCAGTGAAATCACTTCTGTTAAAGAACAGCAACAGTTAGATGAAATTCTACCTGTGCTGGGCGCAGTTGCAGGAGGTGTAGCCCGAGGTGCAGCCGCATTAGGCAGTGCTGCAATGAAAGGTGGCGCAGCACTGGCCAAAGGTGTTGGGTCAGTGGCTAAGACTGTAGGTGGCGCTGTGTCGCAAGGAGCCAAGGCAGTAGGCAATGTGGCATCACAGGGGGCTAAGATTGCAGGTCAAGTAGCCAATGCAGCCGGAGTCGGCGGCGCCGAAGCAGATCCTGCTGCTCAAGCGCAACAAGTAGCTGCTGCGAAAAAAGAAGTGCAGGACCAGATCAAAGCCAAGCAACAGGAACTGCAACAACTACAACAACAATTGGCACAGATAAAATGAGATTCTTTGAATTTGCAGATGCAGACGTAGACCTTGACAAGTTTGTGATCATACTCAAAAACTTCGTCGGTAGGTCAGCCTCTAAAAAACAAGCTGCCAAGTTGAATTGGAAGAGCCTACAGCAGATCGCAGATCGCAGTGGATTTGAAATGGGTGCTGACTACGAAACTTTCAAAAGCATTTATGATTCCAATCCAATCGTGCAGAGTTTGGTTAAAAACTTCAATGCCGATGGTATAGAATTGAATGTGCCAGGCACAGATAAAGATACTCAAACTCCAGTGAAGCAAGGACAAACCAGCCAAGACGCTGTGGATAAAATGGCAGCATCAGCTGCTCCCCAACAATTAGCAGCTCAGGCTTGACAAGCTAATTTAATTCCTGTAATATATATAGGATGACTACAAATTATACCCCACCACCATTCGTAGAACGGTTTCAGTACAAGTCCTGCCAACAGGTCAACGATCCAGTTACTCGAAAACGAGTTTACCTAACACCCGACGGCGAAAGCCTTCCTAGTGTAACAACTATCCTTTCAGCAACAAAGGACATGACCCATTTGAATGAATGGCGAGATAGAATCGGGCATGCCAAGGCACAGCAAATTACCACAGAAGCCGCTGGAGTAGGTACCGCCATGCACAGCAACCTAGAACGATTTGTATGCGGTATGCAACGACAGCCCGGAAACAATCCTGTACACGTTCAGGCCAACAAAATGGCTGATGTGATTATCGAAAACGGGCTCAGCAAAGTAAACGAAATATGGGCAATGGAACAGAGTCTATATTTTCCAGGCTTGTTCTCAGGTACCACTGACCTTGTAGGTGTACACGAAGGCGAGCCTGCTGTAATGGATTACAAGCAGACCAACAAGCCAAAGAAAGCAGAGTGGGTAGAAGATTACTATCTACAGTTGGTGGCCTATATATTAGCACATAATGAAGTCTACGGCACGGATATAAAGCGCGGAGTTGTGTTTATGTGCAGTCGTGCTTTTGAATATCAACAGTTTGAAGTCACAGCTGCAGACTTCAACAAGTACGAAGACATGTGGCTAAACAAGGTAGAGGAGTACTACAGCCTAGGCAGATAAATACTCTATAACGGGAATTCATAACTATGGCTGTTGTTCAGATATCAAAAATTCAGGTCCGCAGAGGACAAAAAAACTCCAACAGTGGCGTTCCGCAACTAAGCTCGGCTGAATTTGCCTGGGCTGTCGATTCACAGGAACTATTCATAGGAAATGGCAGTGTATTGGAAGGTGCACCGTATGTAGGCAACACCAAAATACTTACCGAACACGATAACATATTAGAATTAGCATCGAGTTATCAGTTCGCCAGTGACGACACTTCCATTACTTTGAGTGTGCCAAGAAGCTTACAGAGCAAAGTAGATGAAACAGTTAGCGTTGCAGATTTTGGTGCAGTAGGAGACGGCAGCACAGACTGTGTGGCTGCATTTGAAACAGCATTCACAGAACTGTTTAGAAACGCTAATAACAATTACAAAAAAGAATTAATAATACCCAATGGTGAATATCTTTTCACCAGTGATCTTGCTGTGCCTAATGGAGTGATTCTCCGAGGTGAAACACAGCTAGGAGCTATATTAAATATCGGCGACAACAACATTCGTTTGATAACCAGTCAAGGTCTTGAACTGGCAGATTTCAACAGCACTAATCGCCCACATAATCTACAGTGGAGCAATTTTACTATCAAACGTACCACTGGCCAGTTGACTTTATCTGGCTTGGCAGAATCTAAATTCCAAGCAGTACGATTCCTCGGTGAATACACCTTAGGTGATGCAGTGACTTTGGCCACTGAACCAGCTGCGATATTTTGGGAGAACACACTGATAGGAACACGAGTACACAATGTGATATTTGACAATTGTGTGTTCCAAGAAAACAGTGTATCGGCTAAGTGTTTACAGAGTGACACATTTGACACCGCAGTGAAATTTCAAAACTGTAAGTTTTTTGTCAATGACACAGCAATTTACATTGACGGAGTTACTGCCCAAGGTAACCGTTGGCAGATCAACGACTGCGAGTTTGAAGAGATAGCTAATCAAGCGTTTAGATCGACAGCAGGTCGAGGTACACTGATACAGAGATCAAAATTTAAATCAGTAGGCAATGGTGTTAGCACCAGCACCAATCCTAATGATTATATGGTGTTCTTCGGCGAAAAGATTGGCAACGTCTTGATAAACTGCTCCAGTGATAGACAACAAGCAATTACCACTACATCAGGCACAGCTGCATTTTCAGAAGTCTTTAACAGTGCAGGAGTTACATTTGTTGATAAAAATTACACTCTAGTGCCACTGTCTGACAGCTTCTCTCCGTTGGCAGCATTCTCTGCACAGAATAAATTTACAGTGATCAACTACTGTCTTAAATTAGGCGAACACACTAGATATGGCACATTGACCATTACCATCGGTGATGATCTCAGTCCGTCTGCACACGGCAGTGATGTTTCTATCACAGACAATTTTGCCTACTCGCCTAACACGATATTATCACCAGGAGGAAACACAATGACTAATTTTGAATTTGGTGTGTCTAAAAGCAGTAACACAGCGTTAGATGACTCTACCGCAGCAGTAATAGACACTGTGATGTTGACATATAAAAATCCTCTTGCTACCGGTATCACCGGGTCCATATCGTATGATGTGGCCTACGGTGTTTGATGAGTATGGGACCAAAAGATTAGCAGCTTGGAGACAGTTCAGAGAAAGTTTGGAAACCAGCGACACTCCTTTGGAAGATGTCGCTGAACTTTGGCGGCATGCACCTTTTGTAAGTCCATATTTAGATCCTCAACTCCCTACAGAATGGCCCGATCCGTGGCATCTCATGCTAGATCTTAGGCTAGATGATCTTGCGTTGGTGCTAGGAATGCTGTATACTATTAAATTAACACAGCGGTTTATTGATACCAATTGTGAGATACATATGTCTATGTGCTCACAAAACAAACACCGCCAATACATGTTAGTAGTCGAAAACAAACGGATTCTTAACCTTGAATATGGCACAGTAGTAAGCGCAGATCGCCTTAAAACCCTTGATACCAAGACAATCTATGCTGTGTCAAGACTGCAATAAATATCCTACAAGAACTAAAACAGAGAACAATACATGAGCATCACAGTTATTAAAAGAAACGGAAACAAAGAACCACTGGCAGTGGAAAAGTGGCAGGCGCAGGTAGCCAAGGTATGCAAGGGAATAGCAGACGTCAGCCAGTCGATGATTGAAATCAAATCTCAACCTCATTTTTATGACGGTATCACCACAGAAGAGATCGACGGACTCACTCTAAGAGCTATAGTAGATCTCATAGACGTGGAGCAAAACCCAGACGTTGGCAACACCAATTATCAATATGTAGCAGGCAAGCAAAGACTCAGCATGTTACGTAAAGATGTGTATGGGCAATACGAGCCTCCCCACCTGTATGATATAGTTAAAAAGAATGTGTCGGTGGGGCTTTACACTGCTGAATTGTTAGAATGGTACAGTGAAGATGACTGGAACCGTATGCACGATATGATTGATCATGCCAAAGACGAAGAATACTCGTATGCGGCCATTGAGCAGTTGATTGAAAAATATCTTGTGAAGAATCGTGCAACAAAAGAAATCTACGAAACCCCACAGATTAGATACATGATAGCTGCGGCCACAGTGTTTCACAAGGAAGAGCCGAACACAGCAAGAATGAAATTAATCAAGGAATATTACAATGCAGCTTCAGACGGTCTATTTACTCTCGCTACTCCTGTTCTTGCTGGCCTTGGCACTCCCACTAAGCAGTTCAGTAGTTGTGTGCTCATTCGCAGTGATGATGATCTTGACTCCATTTTTGCTTCTGGCGAAATGATGGCCAAGTATGCCAGCAAACGTGCTGGCATTGGCTTAGAGATAGGACGACTAAGATCACTGGGATCGCCAATACGTGGCGGAGAAATTCAACATACTGGCATGATACCATTCCTTAAAAAATGGTTCGGTGACCTACGCAGTTGCAGCCAAGGCGGTATTCGCAATGCCAGTGCTACAGTGTTTTATCCCATCTGGCATCTGCAGTTCGATGATCTTATCGTACTGAAAAATAATCAAGGCACAGAAGAAACTCGAGTGCGACATATGGACTACGGTGTTGTGCTGAGTGCGTTCTTTTGGAGACGTTTTAAGAACAAAGAGAATATCACATTCTTTGATCCTAACGAAGTTCCTGATTTGTATGAAGCATTTTACAAGAACATTCAACGGTTTGAAGAATTGTATGTGAAGTATGAAAAACGTAAAGACCTACGTAAGAAAACAATGTCAGCTGAAGAAGTATTCAAGTCTGGCATTTTGAAGGAGCGTACAGATACAGGTCGCATCTATTTGGTGTTTATTGATAACGTTATGAATCAAGGTCCGTTTGATCCTGAGTACCATACCATATATCAAAGTAACTTGTGCTGTGAGATCTTATTGCCAACCCGTTCATTTAAGAGATTAGACGACGAGGAGGGACGCATAGCGTTATGCACACTGGGATCCATCAACTGGGGTGCGTTCCGTAACCCAGAAGACATGCGCCGGGCATGTCGCATACTACAGCGTAGTCTGTGCAACATTTTGGATTATCAAGATTTCTTGAGCATCCAGAGCAAGCTCAGCAACGATGAAATTCAACCCTTAGGTATTGGTGTAACTAACCTTGCTTATTGGCATGCAAGAAGGGGAATAAAATATGGCGACAAAGACGCACTGGCAGAAGTTAAAGTTTGGATGGAGCATCAAGCCTTTTACCTTACAGAAGCCACGGTCGAGCTGGCGAAAGAAAGAGGCCGTTGCAAAGACAGTGATCGAACAAGATATGGCCAAGGAGAATTCCCTTGGGAAAGAAGAGCCGCCGGAGTCAACGAACTCGCCGACTTTGCTCCAGAACTTGACTGGGAATCACTCCGACAAGAAATGAAACAGCACGGTGTGCGAAATGCTACACTAATGGCTATTGCACCTGTGGAGTCTAGCTCTGTGGTTATCAACTCAACCAACGGTATTGAAATGCCTATGAGTTTGATTTCTACTAAAGAATCTAAAGCAGGATCATTTACACAGGTAGTGCCAGAGTATAATAGACTCAAACACAAGTATCAACTGATGTGGGAACAGAAAGACTGTGACGGGTATTTGAAGACTGCGGCTGTACTTGCAGCATATGTAGATCAATCAATCAGCACTAATACTTTCTATAATCCAGCACATTGGCCAGACCGTAAAGTTCCAACTACACTGATTGCTCGAAACCTCATGCAGGCACATGTGTGGGGATTGAAAACATTCTACTACAGCTTGATCAACAAAGCAGGCAGTAAGCAACAGGCAGAACTAACACCAGAAGTACATTACAACGGATTTCATAATGAAAGAGAGTTGATTGAGGAAGAAGATTGCGAAGCATGTAAATTATGAGCAAACAACAATATAACCTAAACACAAAGACAGACTATCTGAACCGTAAAATGTTTCTTGACCCAGCAGGTCCAGTTACTATCCAACGCTTCGAAGAAGTAAAATATAAAAAGATCGCAGACTTTGAAGCTACAGCACGTGGCTTCTTTTGGCAACCAGAAGAGATCAGCCTTACCAAAGATTCAAATGATTTCAAAGATGCCAGTGACGCGGTCAAACATATCTTCACCAGTAACCTACTACGACAAACAGCACTAGACAGTTTGCAAGGTCGTGGTCCGACACAGGTATTCACTCCTGTGTGCAGTCTTCCAGAAGTAGAGGCGCTGATGTACAACTGGGGATTCTTTGAAACTAATATTCACAGCAAGAGCTACAGTCACATCATTCGTAATATCTACAACGTGCCCAAGGATGTGTTCAACACTATCCACGATACCAAAGAAATTGTAGAAATGGCCAGTTCGGTGGGCAACTACTATGACAAGTTGCATGTTATTAACTGTCGTAAAGAACTAGGTGAAACAATTCCAGAAATGGAATATGTCAAAGCTGTTTGGATGGCACTGCATGCCAGCTATGCATTGGAAGCATTTCGTTTCATGGTATCATTTGCTACATCATTGGCAATGGTTGAGAACAAGATCTTTATTGGCAACGGCAACATCATCAGCCTAATCCTGCAAGACGAATTACTACACAAAGGCTGGACAGCTTACTTGATCAATCAAGTAATCAAAGATGATCCTAGATTCTTGGCAGCTAAAGCAGAATGTGAAGCAGAAGTATATGCATTGTATATGGATGTGATTCGTGAAGAAAAAGATTGGGCCACTTACTTGTTTAAGATGGGACCAGTGATCGGATTGAACGCTAACATTCTACGTGACTTTGTTGACTACACAGCAGTTGGTGCATTAAAAGATATTGGCATTAAGTATCAGGCCAGTGCTCCTAAGTCAACTCCAATTCCTTGGTTCAACAAACACGTCGATACCAGCAAAAAACAAACAGCTCTACAAGAAAGTGAAAGTACTAACTATGTAATCGGAGTCATGGGAGAAAATCTTGACTACGATGCACTTCCAGCTATATAATAAACTATGTACAAAGCACAATTCAAAAGAAGCAATCCATACGAATCTTGGACCACAATAGGACATTATGGCAACGAACAATCTGCCATAGCAGCCGCATTGAGTTATAAAAACAAAGGCATGCTGCTGGTCCGGGTCACAGATAAGAATGGCGGTATTGTGTACACAGGATAATATAGGAAATAGAATGAAAGCAATTGTATGGAGCAAGTATAACTGTCCCTACTGTGATCAAGCCAAGGCTCTGCTCACACAGCGGAACATAGCATATGAAGAACGCAAGATCGGAGACGGCTACACTAGAGAAGATCTTTTAGAATCTGTACCTAATGCACGTACAGTGCCGCAGATTTTCATTAACAATCAATTAGTTGGCGGCTTTACAGAACTTAAAACTTATTTAGAACAAACAGCCGGTGGATTCGGCAAAGGACAAATATGATGTTGATAGACAAAGGTGTTGCAGTAGGAGAAGTGATCACACTGAAGCTCACCAGCGGAGAAGAATTAGTAGCAAAATTAGCGGAAGACCAGGTAATGCATTATAAACTGTCTCATCCCATGGTCATTGCTATGAGTCCAAAAGGACCAGCATTGATGCCCTATCTGTTTACTGTAGATCCCAGCAAAGAAGTAAGAGTAGCCAAAAGCGTAGTAGCTGTAGTAGAAGCCACAGACAAGCAGTTTGCTGATCAATTTATACAACAGACCACTGGGATCGCAATGGCTTAAATAGGTTATGGCAACTACTCCGACCATTACACCGGCCAATGCGGATTCGTCCACAGTTGGCGGCCCCAACCTTGTACCTCATCAACATAATTTCAATTCAATTGTAGGACTGAGATTTGGTACTAACGGCCGTGTAGAGCCAGTGTACGATGCAGCCAACGTTTATGCTAATGGTCAGATCATTGCCTTATACGATGCATCGTCTACTCCGGGTGCATTTACTGCCACTGCGGTACCAAAGGTAACTGTGGTCTCAACCGTACAGAACGTAGAAGGTGATGACGACAACACTGCCGGTAAAGTAGAAGCCGATAGATTTTTAGCAGAAGGCAGAATCACCACTGAAGAACACAAGACATTAACTACTACTCCTCAGCCAAAAACTGACGGAGTTAAACCTTCTGCAGCCAAAGCAGCACAACCTTTCACCCCCGTCCCTTCTACAATAACCATGGACATGGTATTGACACCCAAAGGCACAACTCTAGCTCAGATGATAAAAAATGTCACCTTTCCTAGAACCATCCCACAGTTAGCAGAACATTCGCCGTTGGTGGCAGGTCCTCAGGCAGTGGTCAACAACCTTGCCGCATTAGCACAGAATATTATAGAACCAATCAAGGCTAAGTATCCAAACACACTAATAACCAATACCTATAGACATGGTGCTTCTATTGGTGGGGGTGCTCACGGCACAGGACAGGCAGCAGATCTACAGTTTCGGGGAGTTCCGGCTCACAGCTATTTTGAAATCGCTAAATGGATTGAACAAAATATACCTTATGATCAACTGCTGTTGGAATATCTGCCAGGCAAGACTGTGTGGATACATATCAGTTTTGCTCTGCCAGGGTTGCCTTATGGTGGTATCAGCACAAGAAAAGCCAAACCACAAAATATATTAGCCACACTGAACGGCGCAGCAGGAGGCAAGTTCACTCCTAATCTGCATTCCGATATCATAGTGGCCTCAGTACCTAACCGCATAGTGGCAGCATAACATGAAAAAATTATTTTGGAACATATTAGGATTCCTTAGTTTGGGAATGGCCTATGTAGGATTGATAACTCCAGGCATACCCTACTCGCCGTTTATTGTGTTCTCGGCCTATTGCTTCAGCAAGGGATCGGAACGCATGCACCGTTGGATCTACAATCACAAGATATTTGGCCCATTCCTTACAAATTGGAATACCAAGCGAGTGTTTCCACAGAAAATGCGCTATTTGATGTTGACAATGATGTCAATAAGCCTTATAATGATGTATGTGAGCGGAGTAAAGCCCGTGGGCATATTGAGCACAGCAGTGTTTATGATGATGGTGGCCATTTGGGCATGGAGATATCCTAATACCCCAGAAGAACACGATCGCCGCAAAGCAGCTGGCGAAAAGATAGGTTGGATTAAATAACAACACACAGACACTAAACATTTTTAACACAAGGAAAAAAGTAAAATGGTAACAGGAAAAGTAAAATGGTTTAACGACGCCAAAGGTTTTGGATTCATTACTCCCGACGATGGTGGCGCAGACTTATTTGCTCACTTCTCACAGATTAATTCGAGTGGCTTCAAGAGCTTGCAAGAAGGACAGACTGTAAGTTTTGAAGTAACTCAAGGTATGAAAGGCGCACAGGCCAGCAATATTCAGCCTGCGTAAGTAAAATGAAAGCGTATCAACTAATTGTAGCAGTTTTAATTGTTACGTTTATGTTGATACATGTTTTCATGTAAGGAATTGTTGTAATCCCTTCAAAGTGAAGGCATTCTGGACGCGGGTTCGACTCCCGCCAGGTCCACCAAAAGGATATTTATGAAGTACACCGCATTGTGCCCAAGTTGTTTTAATAGATTTAGTTGGGTACCAAGCAAAGGGTTAACTAAACATAAGTGTTTTTCTGATGGGCCTGCCATGGTTTCGACAGGGTGAGATAATAGAGACGGCAACACGGTAGGCGATGACCGTTAATCAAGCAAAACTCGTAAATGCAAACGCAGATACATTTGACTTCAGCGCAATGAGCTTCACTGGAAACACAGTTTCTGGCAAAAGCAAAGTTGCTCTAGCTGCCTAAAAAACAGCGGTCCGGGGTAGGAAATACCTTGTAAACAAAACTACCAAAAGCGGCTATTCGTAGCCGCTTTTTCTTGACTTCTCAGTAGAAACACTGTATATTAGTCGATGTAGCTTGGTGGCCAAGCTATTGTAAACAACCAAAAGGAATTATAAATGAAAAAATTGTTAGTTTTAGGCGCCCTTCTCGGCGCTATGGGCGTTGCTAATGCTCAAGGGTATGCAGGTATTGAATATGCAGATAATCATAACCGTGCAACAGGAGCAGACAGCTACACTCCTGCAGTAGTAGTTGGAGTCAAAAATGGTGCTTGGCAATATTCAGGCAAGACATCTTGGAGTCAAGCAGAATATGGCAACGGTGCTATCACCACTGCCTATGAAGCTCGCATCAAGCACAGCTGGAAAGTTGCAGGAGGAACACCATACGCTCAGGTTAGATTAGGCGAACAGGTTTCGTCAACTACTAACTTTTCCTACTATGCAGTAGATGCAGGTGTAGTGGTTCCTGTTGTAGCAAAAGTAGGTGTTGATTTCAGTTATAGATATCGCAATGCTTTTAGTACCGGCAACAATTTCGAAACCAACCGTTATGGTATTGAGCCAGTGGTTCAACTAACTGACAAAGATAAAGTTGGTCTTCGTTATACTCGAAGCTACGGCGACAGTGAAACCAATTCTTGGCGTCTTGCATACACTAGAAGTTTCTAATCTAGTAGAGATACACAACAGGACCTTCGGGTCCTTTTGTTATTGAAAAAATCTATTAGCTTCATAAAAAAATATTTAGGAAAAACCTATTGATTTTGTAGATTAATAGGATATATAATGTACACATACAACAAAGAGTTGTTATAGTTTTCGAACACACACAAGGAGATATTATGAAAACAGTCGGCGATAAGTTAGAAAAATTTGCAGTAACAGGTGTTAAGCCAGGACAGCCAGAAGATGCGTTCTTTGAAATCACAGACGAGAGCTTTGCCGGTAAGTGGAAAGTAATCGTTTACTATCCAAAAGATTTCACATTTGTATGCCCTACAGAAATTGTAGCCTACGATAAGTTAGCAGGTGACTTTGCTGACCGTGACGCAGTATTGCTCACAGGTAGCACAGACAATGAGTTCTGTAAAGTTAGCTGGCAGACAGCTCATGCTGATTTGAAGAAGATCACACACAACCAGTTTGCTGATACACAGCGTGGTGAGTTGAGCTTGATTGAACAGCTTGGTGTATTCTATGCTCCGGCCGGTGCCGCACTTCGTGCTACATTCATCGTTGACCCAGACAATGTTATCCAACACGTTACTGTCAACAACTTGAACGTTGGTCGTAGCCCAGAAGAAACACTTCGTGTATTAGATGCGCTACAAACTGGCGAACTATGTGCATGTAACCGCACAGTTGGCGGCGAGACTCTATAATGTTAGAAACTATATGCGACACGCTCGTTGAAGCATATAGACGTAACTGGATTACCAGTCGTGATGGCAATGTTTCAATTCGTCATCACGACCGTGATCATTTTTATATCACACCCAGCGGCGTCCGTAAGCAGACTATGCAACCTGATCAGTTTAAAAAGATTGGCATATTGAAACAGCCAGTTAATCGTTACAACTGGACAGAGTTAGATTACACTGACATCAGTGCTAAACTAAAACCCAGCGGAGAGATTCCTCTACACTTTGGTCTACAAAAAGAGATGGGCCAGCACCGCAATGAAGTTAGAGTAGTGGTTCATCTACATCCTACTTACTGTATTGCGGCAATGCATGCTGGTATTGATTTGAGCACAGTCAGTGCAGCATTTCCAGAACTCAATCGTTATACCAAGGTAGCACCCAATGTAGGCGATGTACCTCCTATCAGTCAAGAACTTGCGGATCAGTGCCACAAGCAGTTACAGTTAGATAATGAAGGCAATATTGCCTATGACATTGTGGGTATCAAAGGTCACGGTGTTGTACTAAATTTAGACGCTGTCTTGTTGCGTTCAACGTTGGATGCAGATGTAGCTATTGGCTGTGCCGTGGCCGCACTGGCCGCAACTGGCAACGGTAAGGTACTTGCTGTCTTGTTAGCAGATGCTCCGGTTCACGCAGACTCTGCAATGACTGCCGCAAGTATCATGGCACAGAACAACGTTTGGTATCCATACGTTGAAATGGCTGATGATCCTGCTCTTAAAGGATTGCCGGCACAGTTACGCATGAACGCTATTGCGTCACATGGCGGAACTACCAAGGCAAACTTTGAAGCATTCAGTCTTGCCGCAAGTATTGTGGGCAAGTGTCACTTCTGTGTTAAGGCACACTATGAGACATTAAAGACAGAAGGCTACACAGTTGAACAACTTCGTGACATTGGCCGCATTGCCGCAGTAATAAACTCAGTTGCCAAGGTATTGAATAGTTAATTTTACGATAGTAGATTAATGATATTCACTATGGCGTTTGTGGTATTTCTATCATATAATAATGATACATACTAATGCAACACGGTATGTAATTTTATAAAATAAAGGAGTACTATTATGTGGACAACACCTCAAGCAACTGAAATGCGTTACGGGTTCGAAATCACTATGTACGTGATGAATCGTTAATAAGAACTAAAAGAACAGCCCACTTCGGTGGGCTTTCTCTTGACCTTGGTATCACAATGTGTTAATATAGATTATTATGATAGGGGATATTATGCTAGAGTGTTTGATTATGGGTGACAGTATTGCAGTAGGCACAGCCCAAGTGCGACAGGAGTGTGTTTCATATTCCAAAGGCGGTATTAACAGTTATCAATGGTTGAACTCAAACGTAGGCAAAAGTCCCTACGTGGCAAAAACAGTTATTATCAGCTTAGGTAGCAATGACCATAAGTATGTTAAGACAGAATCAGAATTGCGTACTATTCGCGAGCTGACCAAAGCAGATCGGGTGTATTGGATCATGCCTGCTATCAAACCCGACATTCAAGCAATCGTTAAAAAAGTAGCCGCACAGTACGGAGACACTGTGTTGCCGATTACACGATTACAAGCAGACGGCGTCCATCCAAGTTGGGCTGGATATAAGAAATTGGCAGAGGAAACAAAATGAATGTGTTAGTAACAGGTGGCCTAGGACTTATCGGTCATAACATCGTGCGTAAATTAGAAGCTCAAGGACACACTGTGGTTGTCTATGATAACATGACCAACTATGGTATCATCCCTAGAGCAGAGCTCGATCACTTGATGGTAGAACGCAAGAAATTAATCAAAACTCCTCACATTCACGAAAACGACATCCTTCAAGGCAGTATGTTTGATTGGTTGCTGCCTAAATTTGAAATCGACACCATTATACATCTTGCCAGCTTTCCCAGACAGAAGGTAGTAAATGCCGATCCATGCTGGGGCAGCACTGTGATGAGCACAGGGCTGTTGATGCTGTTAGAGAAAGCTGTGCAGTACAAGGTCAAGAGATTTACCTACGCCAGCAGCAGTATGGTCTACGGTGATTTTGAAAACTTTGTCAATGAAGATGCTGTTTGCCGCCCGCAAGGACAATACGGTATTCTTAAACTTGCAGGAGAGTGGTTGGTCAAAGACTACACTCGTAAACACGGTATCGAACATACCATTCTAAGACCTAGTGCGGTATATGGTCCGTTGGATGTAGAGGATCGTGTGATATCAAAGTTCTTGCTCACAGCTATGCGCGGTGAAACTCTCAAGGTTAACGGGCCAAACGAAACCCTGGACTTCACTTATGTCGATGATGCCGCAGAAGGATTTGTTGCTGCCACACTATCTGATCGTGCAGCCAACAACACATATAACATAACCAAAAGCCACAGTAAAACTCTGTTAAGTGCAGCGGAATTGGCGGTGAAACTTGCGGGACGCGGCAATATCGAAGTGCGAGGTAAAGACGCAGACTTTCCTAGTCGCGGTGCATTAGACATCACCAAAGCCAAAAATGATTTTGGCTTTGATCCAAAAGTAGATGTAGATCAAGGATTCCAAATTTACTACGATTGGTTGCGAAACGATCCATATTTTGGCATTGACAAACACTAACAAAGACGTTATACTGTGTGTACAGTAAATTTTTAGGAGTTCTATTTTGAGTATGCATTTAGAAGGTCCGTGGCTGTCAACCACTGGCAAGAAAAAAGGTAAAAAGAAATTCGCTTCAGCAGAACATGCAAGAAAGGCTAGAGCTTTGGAAGAATCTTGGAAAGAGTTGCTCAAAAGGCAAGGCGTTGAGCAAGAAGAAAGAAAACAGACTCGCGGGCTGAGTGCTCCGAGTTTGAGTAGTTCCTACAGTCTTAAGATTCCAGAGGGACGTAATACCACAGCACATATTAAGAGCGTGGACACTGGCGGTAATGCTGTTTTGAAACCTAGTCCGGTGTATACAGGAACGATGGTCAAGGGAATTGCTACCATGCACAAGTCAAATGCTGTTCCGGTATTCAGCGACGAACAAGCCGTTGATATATCCAAAATGCGTCGATAATCACCGGTTTTAGTCTATGAATCCAAAATATCGACTATATATTAAACGTTTCGCAAAGAAACTAAGATAGTTGAACCAAAGTATGTCAAAAGCAGAAACGGTTCCGCGGGTCTTGGCCAATGAGAAACCCGTATTTTCGGGATGCCAAGGGTCGCCAAAGGCACACAAGTTATGAGATTGTGCGTCCAATGGAGACAACTACACGAAAGTAGGGTTCTTTCAGAGCCTCGTGAA